TTTCTACATCCACTGCATTGCGCAGTAGCGAACCCATTTGTTGGGAAAGCATGGATATGTTTGCAGAAAACTGTTGGACAAAAGCCGTAGTTACTTGAGTAGACATAAGTCTCTCCTACAGTTTGTTTTCAATTTTCGGGTTACATCGCCAGGTTATCCGTGAGGGCCTTGCTTGCTTTAACGCTGCTATGCGACTTGACTGTACAAGTTTGCAGTTGGGCCTATCGGTTATCCAACTTTCTGTTCAAAAAGCTTCGTGACTTCTTCAACATAATGGTCATGCTCAGGGTGACGCTCATCTCTGTAAGGCGTACCTGGAGCCATCAATTCTGCAATCTTTCGATCTGCCTGATCAGGCGTCATTACCAATTCAGTGGTTTCGCCAATGATCTTATCTTCGCCAAATTCTTGGCCGAGCTTGTGAAACAGCTTTACGATTTCTGGGCTATCTCCAAGGTAAGACCCATCTGCCAATTGTATTTCATCAAACATATCCGTAGAGCCCAGCAAGTATTTTGCAGTTCTTGCCGCTATGTTGACGTTTTGCTCAAAGGCTTTGCCCCACTCTTGCTCTAGAGCTGCTTTGTTTTCGGATACAGATTGTTCAGCTGTGCTGTTAAAATCATCAGTAAAGCCGCTCATTTGCCCGTTATAAAACTCAACCATCTTATTGGCCTGGGCTTGTGTTAGCCCTGCATCATAAGCTTGTTGTCTTAGAGCTGTTGCAGCTCCATCATCCAGCCCTTCAAACTGGTAGGCATCTGCGTTATCTGGTGCTCCCAACTTATTATAAACTGCGCGCCATTCATCTGGCGTTGCGCTGTCGCGGGGTATCACAACTTTGTCATTCCCGATCATGTTGCTTAAGCTAATGTAGCTTTTTGCCATCGCGTTTGCGTCAGTAAATTTAAGAACGCTTGGATCGTTTCTTATGTCTTCAGATAGGCTTTCGTTAAACGATATGGCTGGTGAAGCCTCTTGAGATCCAGTGTCGGCTTGGATTTCCTCACTCATTGTTTGGTTCCTTCGTTTCGGACAACATTCGAACGATCAACAGACAGGCTGCGCGTTGTCCTTCGTTAAATGCGGTTTCATATGGATCGCTCGAAAATGTGGTAACCTCAAAACCGAACCTTGCTTTAAGATCACGCATTACTTTTTGGCCGTCTTCTGTGTTAAACGTCCGACGATAGGCGAGCTTGAGCTCTTCTATTTGTTCATTCATTCAGCTGCCATGCCGCCTAACTGACCCTGCACTTGCTCAAGCATCTGAGCTCCGTTCTCTGGGTTTTGCTCTATCACTGCCGCCGCTGCTTCAGCTTTTTGTTGGCGTTCTCGCTGCACCTGGTTCCGCGACTTGATGATACGAGCTGGCATTCCTGTTGTTTCCACGATGTAATTCACCAAGCCATCCTCATCCAGATAATCCATAACCGGGGCAACCTGGCTCATTTGAAGCATTGTCTCAAAGCCTCGCAGCATAGATTGCAGATCTGTCATCTTTTGGGCTTTGGCTAGAGGCGATACATACTCAATATCAATGTCTAAACCTTGCAGTTCGTCAGGCGGGGTTGGGAGGACGCCCGCCCTCAGAAGTAATGCGAAACTACGTGAGATCATGGGTTGCAGAAGTTCTGATTGGAGCCGTCCCAGAACAGGACCAAGCAAGCGCATTTTCTCTTCGTTTCGTTGCAATACCTCTGTAGCCGTCATTGTTGGCCCCTGCCCTAATAGCAGCTGATCAACATAGAAAGCTTGTCTAATCGCATTTCTGCGCTGTTCTTCCATGTTTAGGCCAAGGCCATTGTTTGCCCCTATATTTAAGGGCTCCATTCTATCCCGAGTTCCTGATCTGTAGAAGTTTAATGAGCCGGGCGTAGTGCGAATTGGCTGCATGAAACCGTCATCTGGAACCATAAGCGGTGGATCGATCTGCTTTTGAGCTGCCTTAATAGTTGTCTCAGACATCTTGTTGAGCATCTTAACGTCTGGAAGCGCAGTCATTGCCGGGGATCTGCCATATGTGGACACTGAATCTTTTACAAAACGGCAGACCATAAACGGAAACTCATCAAAACCGCTTTCACTTAGCAGCTGACGATCCCCTTCTGTGTAATAAACAGAGGCCACGGGCTTGTTTACTGCACGTTTACCGCCAGTTTCTGACCTGGGATAAACAGCATGAACAAGATCGTGCTCCCGGTATGGATCGTTCTCCAGGTCTTTCTTGATCTTTTGTGGTAGGTTTTCATCTGGGAACTGTTGTGCAATCGCCCGCGCTGACATTTTGAAATGCCTATACACAGTATCAACTCGACCATCCTGGCTTTCGCTTACTGTGATCTCAGCTATATGGCGACAAGCAAACCTTAAACCTTCTGGATCTTCACTGACATATAGCGCAGCTGTTCCAAACACGGCCAAGTCATAATAGAGCTCATGGATTTCTTGCTGGAAGTTTGAGCGTTGAAACGCCTGGTACATCTGACCCATAGAAGCTTCCAGCCACTCATTGGCTATATCGGATTGCTGCAACTCTGGATCTCGGTAACGCATCGAAAACCAAGGTGTAGACGGGCTGGTCAGCATACCGTGCAATGAGGCTGATAAGAGCTCAACAGCATGTATGGCTGTACCATCATAGATCAGTTCAGTGCGTTTATCGCCCTGCGTTCTCTGCTTTGTAATGTCAGCTTTGCGCGGCAGCATATAATCAGCCAATTGTTGCCAATGGTTTTCCCAATTGCTGCGCTGGGCTTTCAGCGTTTTATAACGCTTATCAAGCATTGCGACGAGGGGTGTGACCTCAGGCATATGATTTGCTACTCATCATTGTTGATTTCTTCTTGGGCTTGTTCTTGCGAAGCTTTGCAAAGTCTTTGCCGTTGATCTTATCTCTTGGCTCTGCAACTTGAGCTATCTTCTTTTGTGCGGGCGAATACTTTGTGCCAGGCATAGCTTATCCTTTGCTCATCATTGTTTTGCCCTTCTTTGGGCTATGACTTAGAGGTTTACTGTCGCTTGTGTGCTTGGCCCCAGAGTGCAATGACCCGTCAGGCATTTTATGCGTGGGTCCATTGTAAACAGACCCGTCAGGCAAATAGTGCTTTTTACCTTCAGCCATTAAGAGCTCATCATGGTTTTCTTTTTCTTCTTAGGAAAACCGGCTTTCATGTTCCTATAAGCTGCCGGGCTGACAGTGGAGTTCTTCTTTGAGCGAGATATACCCTTTTTCTTGCGGGCGTTCATGTTCGCATACAATCCTGGTTTTGCCATTTACCTAGTATCCCCCTGACATCATGGTGTTTTTAGGTCTTTTTGCCTTTAACCCCTTGAGTTTCCTACCTTCTTTTTTGCCAGACATTTTCTGTCCTTGCCGCTCAATAGGGTCCACAGTCATCTGACCCATCTGCCCAGCTGGCTGAAAGCTTGACGCTCCCATCAATCCCGCCAGGTTCTGAGGCTTTTTCTTCATCATCATGCGATTAAACCTCTGCGTTTTCTAAACGTACCGTCTTCAGCAAGTTCGTCAGAATTAAGTAGACCTGTTGGCGTTGTTAAAATCGTGGACTGCGTACCCTTGGTGTAAAAATCAATAGCGTCATCTTCTGCCGCACCCGTTGAAATGCTGACATCTTTTTGCATTTGACCACCTGATGCAGTCGCACTGGAGTAACTTTGCTCGGCGGCAGACACCTGGCCTAATGCATCGCCAGAGTTGACAGTCGATGTATTGCTGCCGGGTTGATTTATAATAGAGCTTGATCCACCAGCTGCCGCTGCATTTTTCTCAGCTGCACTTGTCGCTCCAGCCAACATTGCAGCTTGAAGGTCAACAACATTGTCATAAACAATACCGTCAAACGTCATTGCCGCTTTTGCTTGTGAGGCCGATACAGCCGCCGCATCTAATGCTGATTTAAGCTCAGTATTGGAAAAGCTACTTTCTTCTTGCACCACATTCGTAACGTCAGTGCCAGTACCAAACGTAACTGCGCTTTGCTCTGCAACCTCACTGAATGCATCATTGGTTGCAGTAGTCGCCGCTATACTTGCGGCAGTGTCATCAACAGCCTTTAGGTTAAGATTTTTTGTAATAAGCTTTGTATCGCCTACCTTTGTTTCATTAGCTGCGTCATAAGCATCGATCTGCTTCTGGATCTCTTCGTTCTTTTTAGCAATATATTCTTGAGCTCTTTCGTTGACTTGATCTACTTC